ATCTTCTAGCTTTTTTTAGTGTTCGCATATGTTCGCTTAAATACGTATTTATTCGCCAAATTTTTCCCCTTTTTTTCTCCTTTTTTTCCCCTCAGAACACTTTTTAAAAAATGCCTTAAAAGCAGTTAAATAAAGGATACTTAATAAAAAAAGACCGGCAATAATGCCGGCCTAATTATGCCATAATATCGATCGAATCGAGTATCTGTTTTTCTTGTTCTTTCATCGCATCTGTAACATGTGTATAAATGGAGAGGGTAGTCTTAGGTTCATTATGGCCTACTCTAGCCATAATCGTTTTAAGCGGTGTTTGTTTCTCGGCTAACAACGATATATGAGTATGTCGGAATGTATGCGTCGTTACAGTCTTATTAAATGGTACCGATTTAAGCAATTTATTTAAATAATGTGAATCATAGGGTACGCCGCCATCCGTAACGAAGATATATCTCTCTGGGTTCATGTAATTCTGCATAATCTGCTTACGACTATGGTTTAACGATATAAATGTCGACAGGATATGCCGCGCTCGTTTATTTAATTGGACTCTACGGGCCGAATACTCGTTCTTAGGTGGTAGACGTAGGCCCTTATCGCTCAACGTCGCATTAACGTCGATATAATCATTTTTAGCGTTATAATCTTTAACACGTAATGCTCGTAGTTCTCCAATACGTAATCCAGTTAATGCCTGGAATTCGAATAAGAGGGCGACACGTTGATTCTTCTTAGCAAGAGCTGTAAGGAATGTCTTTAATTCGTCCTTCGTAAGGAACTTCTCACGGGCTTTAGTCATTTCTTCGGTAGTACGAGGAGGGCGCTTAAGGATAACGTCTTCTAAATAGGAGATATCCTTAATGTAGCCCATACGCTTACCGTACCTTAATGCTTGTTTTAATACGGAATAAACACGCTTAACATAGTTAAAGCTTTTCTCCAATAAAACTTTATTTAACATTCTTTGGATATAGATAGCTTTAAGATTAACGACTAAGATATCGCCTTCGATCCACTTTAATAACGTATTAGCATGATATTCGATATTCTGTTGAGTAGTAACCTTACGTAGGCCTTTATCGATAGCTACAAACTCATCAACAAGAGTCTTAACGGTAAGAGTTTTAACGTCGATACTATTCATTAAAATAGCTTCAATTTTGTCGGTTAAGAGACGTTGCATTTCCTTCTGTACGGCTTTAGTATTCTTAGAAGAATTAAGATAGACCTTTCTAGCTTTACCAGTAAGGGGATCCTTGTAGCTTTCTCCGTATTTATAGGAGATAGAACCGTCTTTTAAGATACGTTCTTCTATAAACATATTTAATTAATACTCCTTACTGGCGTTTAAATAATGAGAGCATATTCAAGAGTGCCGTCAATTGTTCCTCTGTCATATGACTCAGTATAATATTAATATCGTCGATTAAGTCCTCACGTTCTCTATTATCGATAACGATCGTACAAGCATCTTTTACGGTATCGAAGTCGCTGTTCAATACATGGGCTAATGCTTCTATAAGATCGTTGGATACCGTCTTAACGTAGCCATTCTCGAGCATGGTATAGGTAGTTCTTTTATAAGAAGCCTTCTTTAGATCGAGGGGCGTGATACTCTTACCATTATCTAACAATTTCTTTCGCAAATAATCTTGTACACCGTCAGCTAATGCTTGATGGCTTAACTTATTCTGTTTTCTTAAATTCTCTAATTTGATTAGTTTTGGCATATTAATAATCCTCCTAATAATAGTATAATTCAGATATAAATTAAAGTCAATGACATGTATTGACTGTTCGCATATGTTCGTTTATGATCATAATGTAGATAAAATTTGTAATTGTTTTAAAAACGGATGCTGTAGAGTGGACATACGGCATCCTAGAAAGGATTTACATGGTAGCTCAATGGGCTAGCGTTACTAATCTCGGTAAAATCTTCGATATCGGTAGAACGAAGGTTACTGAATTAGTACATCAAATGGAGATTGATCCAGAGTATAAGGACAATGTTATCTCTTTTAGTCATAAGAAGAAAAGCGTTAATATTGAAGCCTTTCAAGAGTTTCTAATCACTAAAGTTAGTCGTAAGTGGTTAAAATAGACTCAAGTATGCATAAATGATATAACTAGCGTTAACCCGAAACGGAAATTATCACGGTTATATATGTATTGAAAGCGCCGTGAAGGAAGCGCTAGTTATTATTCATTAATTTAAATAAAGGAAATTTAATTATGAAAAGAATTCAAATGTTGCAAGAAAAAATTAAAGATTTCACTATCGTTAAAGAAGTGGCCTTCGATCACACTAACGGCCATCAGTATGAGGTTAAAGATAATGCTACCGGCGAAGTTAGCATCAAGAACACATTCGAGCTAACCGGCCAGGAATTTACTTCTGCAAATGGCTACAAAAAGAAGACTGATCGAGTATTGAAGGAAGATGCTAAAAACCGTACTCACGGTATGACTCGTACAAGATTTTATCGAATTTGGAAACAAATGAAGTCTAGATGCAATAATCCTAGCCAGCAACAATACGAAACTTATAGCAAAATCGGTTATGATCCAAGATGGGATGTGTACGAAAACTTCCACGATGATATGTATGATTCCTATCAAGAAGGCTTAACTATCGATAGAATCGATGGTACTAAACCTTATGGTCCAGATAATTGTCGCTGGGCTGATCGTAGTACTCAACAACGGAATATGAAATCTAATCGTAGAGTCGAAGTTTGTAGTGGTGTAAGCGTTAAATTAATCGATTTAACCGATGCTTATGGAATGAACAATAATACGGCTAGGAATCGTTTAGATAATGGCCATTGGGAACTAACTAAGACATTATGTACTCCTACTAAAAAGAATCCTTTCAATTTTAATGCTATGGATGAAGCTGCTCAAATCGAATGGTTTAAGAAATCCAATAAACTCCTCGAATCTATCGTGGAAGATGCTGTTAATCAACTGGCAGCTATGGAAGAAGATCCTAATATTGCTTATCTTAAAAAACAAGGCATCATCGTCGAGATCGGTGAGTGCTAATCACAATCCTCTACCTGGAAATATCTGGGTAGGGGATTTTTTTATGACCGGAGCATTGCGACGGGTGGCGACGGCTAAGTCTGCTTCTTCTGAATAATAATACAGTGTCGTTCTGTATGATAAAGAATTAATCCTAGGATAAATTATATTAGGTTAATATTAAAACTCGCTCACAGCTCAAATTTCGAAGTTTTAGAGGCATTGTAGAACCTGTACAACACGATAAGCGCGGGCCGAAGCTTTAGCTGAGTACAATTCAAAAATAAGCTCTGTACGGTGAATAGCATTACTCGATGATTAATCATATTAGCGACATAGCAAACGGCCCTCAGAAGCTAAATTTCGATGTTTTAGAAGTATTAGGTGAATCCGGTATATGGTGCATCCTAATCAAAATATTTTGGTGCGCAGGATGTTATCAATCGCTCTTGGAGCGCTTGGGATGTTTCCTGCCCGATGTGTTCATGGTAGGCAAACCTCAGAGGGAGCTTCGTATTAAGAATTCATTTAAAGGCTCTGTATGCTTCGTAAGGAGGTCCTGGTTAAGTTTGTATGATCACGACTCAAAACGCTCTCAGAAGTCAAATATCGAAGTTTTATGAGTATTGTAGGAGAGTAGGATATCGTTATTCTGTATTCAAACTTAGAGGCGCAGCCTGGTTAAGGAGTTTAGATAATAATTGCTAATTAATGCGGGCATCTATTGTAACGAAGACAGCTTAATATCGTTTGTAGGATTAAGGATGTTTCTAGGGCCATGATTTTTCCGCTGGGGCCGAGGCGTTAGCCGAGTATGATGAAGGTTTTGTTCTTAGTATGCTATTGATAATATAGAACATACGTTCTTTGTATCGAACACTTAAGGGATGTGTTCGGGTTATGAAAATCCTGGCCAGCGAAAACCTTGTTTGATGCCCGCGTAGAATAGCATATTAAAAGCTTAAATCGCCGCGCATACTATATCATTTATTATCTAAACCCGGGAGTGGCATAGGATACAAGAGCTTAAAGATCGAGAATATCTTGTGTCATTAAAATAAGCTTAATTTCGCCATAAGGTTTGTTAAATAAATGATTAAAGCATAGGGCCCGGGATTTCGTTCTTAATAGCAAACATATCCTTACAGTAAACGTTTGATATGGAACAGAATAATCCGCCGCCATGATTAATACATTTATTATCTAAACTCACACACGAAGCAAAAAAAATCTATATTTAATAATTTATGCTATAAACACTAAATATCCTTCTTTAATTCCTATCAGCTAAAATCTCCATATTAAATAATTAGAGTTCGCGGGCCGGAAATATCCGAAGCTCTCCTAGAGAGATTCACATTCTAAAACATCATACACACGCTACCATCTTAGCCCGCGAAAAACTCTTACAGGCCACTACAATAAGGTTTTCTACTCTAAACACTTGCCATAAGTTCCTATTAGTTCCTACCGTGTGCGTAATAACATAGGAGAGAGCGTTTTATATTTATTTACGGGAGCTACCGGGCTGGAAATATCCCAAGCGCTCCCGGAGCGATTGTTACTAACGTTACATATCCTTCAAACACCATCTTACCCGGTAGCGTTTGATATGAATAACACATTCCAAAAAATCTTATTAGATTATTTATCTTTATGAGTACTATATAAGCTACCCAGTGCGTAATATATATTTCGAAGAGACACAAACCTTATGGGCTTCGTATCTTAACAGCGAAAACCATCTTCCGTTAACCCTACTCTAAACGTTTCCTATTAAAGGTCGCTAGCGCTCCCCCTAATGAAACTATCTCGGTCGCTATCGCTCCCTTCGTCAGTTTCATTCAATTTAAAACTTCACGAAAACTTCATGATTAAATTAACCCAAGATGGAAATGTCGTTTGTAATATATACTACGTAGAACGTTTCGTGAAGAGATATCGTTCGCTAACGCTCACTCATCTCTTAACTCAAGTTCTACTTCGTATAACCCTCGTCGACGGAATAACCCAAGCTCCCGATCTTAATCGGTATTTGTTATCTTTAAAATTTAATTCGTTATAAACTTGTCGACGACGGTTATATATGATATACTATATTTAGATCAATAGATATAGTTTCGTAAAATTATATTTTCTTCCTATTATCCTATTCCTATATAGAGACATATTTTTGATACCCCCTCGATTTTGAAAAAAGGTCCTATTTATAACGGAAAATGAAAATTGAAACCCCGAAATTCTTCCCGTGGGGTAGGGAAAAACAGGCAAAAATTCTCCATATCATAGGGAATGATTTTTGATCCTAGAAAGGACATAAAACAGATGAAAAGAACAGAAAAATACTACATAAAAGAACGGTTTAAAGAAGATCGTAAAAAGTTTCTTACAACAGACTCTAATTACATTAAATTATTTGAAAAAGATCAATTAAAACACTTCACACTAGCTAATGAAATTATTTCTCGTTTCGCAAACCAAGCTTATGAAAGATATACTTTTTTCTTAGCTCAATTTTTAGATAAAGAGAATAAGTTAGTGGCAACAGAAGTTAATAGTCTTCCAGTTCTTCAAAAAGAAGATATCGTGGCTAGACTACAAGAAAGATTCGATATTTCTGAAAAAACTGTCATTAATTATTTATCGGCGGCTAAAAAAGCCAATATTCTTATTAAGATTAAAGGCGACAATATCGTTAAAAGTATTTATATTATGAATCCAGTATTATTTAACGGTGGCCATAACCTTATTCATTCAAAACTTATGTTTTACTTCCCAGATGATCTTTGTAAATTAATTGCTCCTTATCAATATCTAGCATGCGCTAAGATCGTCAATGTCGACTATCCTAAAGTTAATGAATGCCATTATTTATTTAACATTGATAGAAGCCGATACAATATTGATAAAGTTATGAATGGTGAAGTATTCGAAATTCCTAACGCTCTCAAGAAAAGAAAATCTATGAGTCATACGGTAGCTATGAAATTCTTCGCAAGAAGAGGTATATCCGATGTACTCGGTATTCCGCTAGGAAGTCGTTTTAACTGCATCTTCCATAACGATAAAAAAGAATTAGGTTTTGTTATTTTAAAAGATAGCAAAGAAAAATATTTCTGCTTAGAAGACGAATGCGTTTCTGGCGAAAAAAGATTAGGTTTAGATATTTATGATTTACTATATATCTTGCTCGATATTCAAGAAGAACCTAATAAATTAAGATTAGCAATGCAATACTTAGCTAATTTGTATAACGTTGAACTCGAAAAAACAGTTGCTGAAGAACTTCAAACAGTAGCTTAACAGATGTACAGGAGATTATAATATGTCAACTAAAAAATACCCTAAAGATATTCAAAAAAATGTTAATGATTTAGAAAAACGATTCTGTGATCGTTACTTATTCTTAGATATTATGAATAGCGATGCTTGTATCGAAGAACGATTATATGATTTAAAGATGCTTATCTGTGATAAGTTTAGAGATTATTTCTATATCACATCTTCATTCGCTGGTTATGAACATGGACAACATGATGCTGGCGATGAAAGAGAATTTGCTGTTACTGCAACTTTATACAAAGATGATATTATTTATAACTGCTTATATTTAGACGGTAGTTTTTATAATTATGAACGTGTAACAGCTGGCGTTAGTATTTTAAATATGGGAACACATGACGAGGACTAATATTATGGAAGAAAGAACAATTACTCTTAACAATGAAGAATTAAAATATACATCATCTATTTATAGCTTAATAGGAAGAAGATTTCTCAATAAATATAATGTAGATCGTTTCTATCTTCATATTTTAGGTAAAACTCAAGTTAAAGAATTTAGCGAAAGACTCCTTAGTAAGGTTTCTCCAAAGTTAAAAATTTACGATGTAAAGATTGAAGAAACAAAAGAGTTTAATACGGTTATTCAAACATGTCACATAGTAATCATAAATACAGAGGTTTGTAAACGAATTTATTATGTTATAAAATTTACTGTTTATGCTCAAAGCATTTCGTGGAAAATGACAACTGGATTTACTCCAGAAGATGTGGATCTTAATGATGATATAGAAGATGATCCAAAAGATAACAACGAAGATAATGATTCAGTTAAAGAAAGTTAAAATTTCACTAAATCTTCATTAATAAATTAACCCGGGATGCGTATCCCGTTTGTAATATATATTGCGAAAGGCAACAGCGATAAAACTTAATATTGAATGACTAAAGCACTGTTTCCAATCCTACACAGTGCTTTTAGTTTACCCTCGATCGCGATCGGCGCCTTAAACACATCTCATTATTTAACTTTTAATATATATAACATAACAACAATGAAACCTAACTTATATAACTTATATAATACTAAAACTCCTCCTTATACTAAAGAACAAGAGACTGCATTATTCAATGAATATTTCAGTACTCCTTCCTCCAGAATAAAGAAATCGATCAAAGATAAGATCGTACTCAACCAGGTATCTCAAGTTATAAGTATTGCTAAAACCTTCAGAGAATCAGACGATATCGAAGATCTAATTCAAGAAGGTATGGTAGCGGTGCTTATCGCTTTTAACAAATACAATCCAGATCACGATGCTAAGTTTTCGACTTATGTTCGTCCAGCCATCAATGGCCATTTAATCCGGTATCTACAAAAGAATAAGACGTTACGACTTCCGGATCGGACGCCTAAAATTCTTAAGCAGATAAATAAGGCCAAAGAACTACTGAGCAGACTCGGACAACAATCAACTACTACTAACATTGCTGAGTTAACTGGACTAGATGAACAACAGATCATCGACATTCTTAACGGCATTCAACTAGTCGAACTTAATAAGCTTAACGATGAAGGTGAAGAATTAATCAATACGATAGAAGACAAGACCGCGATAGAGGCTTTTAATAGCGTCGAATCTTCTACTCTTAATTTAAGCTCTTTAACCGATATTCAACAAAAGATTATTATGCGCGACTTTTACGAGGGCTACTCGGACGAAGAAATAGCTGAACAACTTAACATTACGATCTCCACTGTAAAACAAGAAAAGCTTAAAGCATTAGAGACCTTGAGATACACGCTGAAAGGATAACACTATGGACACACTAAAAGTAAGAAGACCTCTTCCTGGCGAGGAAGAGGGTGTACTTCGCAACGATAAAGAAGTAACGATCGTATCCAACGTACTAGTTAATTTTATAAATACATGGGTATGTATAACGTCTATACTGGCCATATATTCGTTTTATTCGTTTTTCTTTAAATAAAGGTACCTAATCATGAAATACACTCCTACGCAAAAACAACAAATTAAGGACTTACTTGATAATTCCATAGAGTATGTAGTGGAACCATTATTCGGTGAACAGAAGCCATACTACAATACGGCCTTAGCTAGATCATATATGGAACGTTACAGAGATCTAGCACTCGAGATCAAACGATCGAATTCTCTTACTAGACTTTACGATCAAGATATCTCGAAACTCGATGATAAACAGTTAAAAGAAACTCTTAGAGAGTATAAGTCTGACGAGTTAAGGCTCCAAAAACAATACATCGATACGCAGCAAGAGATAGCTAATACGATTAAACGTGTACCAGATGCACGGTATCGATTACTGCTCACGAATTACTACTTGAATAACGTACCCTTAACGGTATTAGCTACTACTTTCGAGACATCGCGATTCAGCAAGGGCTGTTCTTTTTCAACGATCAAGTCCAACCTTGTTGAAGCTCTTAAGTTAGTATGCGAAGTGTTACAAGGAGAGCAATAATGGATGACGAATTAATTATCATTGTAGCGTTTGTATTATCGGGAATATTTGTTCCACTATTCCTTATCAGTGTTTTCTAAAAGAGAGCGGTCGCATGCTAGAGTGCGGCCGCCTTTTTAATTTCATCAGCTTTATTATTTAACTCTCTATCTAATACATCATATATATATAATACATTTAAATAATAATTAATTTTAATTTTACTGGCCATAACTGGCCCTAATTGGCCATGCCGTGCGTAATAATATAGATGTAAGGAATAATAAATTAATTCACACGTCCATTTCTTTTCATCTACTATCAATATATTAATTCCAATACCTTACAAATGTGAAAACCATAACTAAGCTTCCTATTATTTTTGCAACAAGATTTTTTTCATGATTACTCCTTCTAAAAAAAGCTGCCCTCTCTAAACAAGAGGGTTCTTTTTTTTACCTTACTAACCAAACATACATTCGTAGTTAACGTAACTACTATATATATACATTAAATACAACGAAAGAGGTGAGTTCCATCGCAATAACGCAAGACTCCCGAGGAAGAATCGTTGTGGATGGGTATACACTCACTCCTAAACAAGCCAGGTTCTGTGAAGAATATGTTTCTAACGGGAATGTTATCAATGAAGCCGTTATTAAAGCTGGTTATTCAAAATCCAGTCCATCGGTCGTTAATAACATGGGCTTAGAAAACCTTAATAAACCTGCCTGCAAGGCTTATATAGCTGAATTACAACAACGATTTAGACAAACTACCGATCATAGGGTAGCAACCATAGAAGAACGTCGTAACTTACTTACTCAATGGATATACAGTGACGACGTAAGATACAACGACAAGCTTAAAGCACTCGATATCTTAAATAAGATGGATGCAGCTTATGAACAACGAATCAAAATGGATACGACAATTAATAATCCGGTTCAGTCTTTGACTACAGAAGAGCTTAGAAAGCTAATTGATAATAAACACGATTAACTTTCCCTATGTATTTTCGATTACATGCGAACACATACGAACACCAAAAAGGAGGTGAGATGAATCCAAACTACAGGCCAAATGAGAATGACGCCAGAGTTAAAAGAACGACTTCAATATGAAGCACGTTTGGAATTGGCTAGGCGTGATTTCTTCGATTACTGTGAATTGATGGCTCCAGACTTTTATAAGCGGTCGCGGCCTTATCTTCTTTATCTAACCTCGGTCCTTCAAAACTTCGTATCACGCTCCAATAAGAAAGTATTAGTCGTATCAATGCCACCTCGTACTGGTAAATCAAGAACAGCTACTAAATTCGTAGAGTGGTACCTAGGTAAAGATCCGACACAAAAGATAATGACGGGATCTTATAACGAAACCTTATCGACTCAATTCGCTAAGTCAGTCAGAAATGCTATTCAGACGAATAAAGCTGATCCATTTACGCCGGTATACTCCGACGTATTCCCTAACGTAAAGATTAAACAAGGTGATGCGGCTATGAACATGTGGAGCCTCGAAGGACAATATTCATCTTACCTAGCAACATCCCCTTCGGGTACGGCAACCGGTTTCGGGTGTTCTTTAATGATCATAGACGACGTTATTAAGAATGCTCTCGAAGCAAATAACCAACTTACTAAACAAGCTCATTTTGAATGGTTTACTAACACGATGCTATCTCGTCTCGAGGAAGGCGGCAAAATCATTATCATTATGACGCGCTGGGCGTCCGATGATTTAGCTGGTCGTATCATTAATCATTTCCAGGACGATGCCGAAGTCGTATCGCTTAAAGCACTACAAGACGATGGCACTATGTTATGTGACGAAGTACTATCCCGTGAATCTTACGAAGAAAAAAAGAAGCTAATATCTCCCGATATCTTTTATGCTAACTACCAGCAAGAACCGATCGACCTTAAAGGACAGCTGTATTCTTCATTAAAGACTTACGATACACCTCCTCAATTCGAACGTATTGAAGCATACACCGATACAGCAGATACGGGTAGCGATTATTTGTGTTCTATTATATACGGTGTCTATCAGAAAGAAGCCTACATCCTCGACGTTATTTATACAAACGATCCGATGGAGATAACGGAACCTCTCGTAGCAAGGCATTTATACGAATATAAAGCGAATATTGCTCACATCGAATCTAACAATGGCGGGCGCGGATTCGCTAGACAAATACTTCATTATCTAACCAATACTTATAACACTAATTACACTACAATAAAAGCTTTCCATCAATCAAAGAATAAACAATCCCGTATCTTATCTAATGCTACATGGATTATGGAACACGTTTACTTCCCTCAAAACTGGCATAACAAATATCCAGAATTCTATAAAGCGATTACATCTTATCAACGTGAAGGCAAAAACCTACACGACGACGCTCCCGATGCACTAACTGGTGTAGCAGAAAAGATTAATACACAAACCCCGACATTCGAATTCGTATAAGAAAGGACTTAAATGCTAAACGAAGAATGGAACGATATCATACGTAAGCATGCCGGCATGTCCGAGTCTCAATTCGTGCAAGCAGAACTCGAAGCGTTTTTATACTCTAAGAAACGCCAAGAGATACTCCAAGCACGTAACTACTATCAAGGTAAACACAAACTACCAGAACATGTAGTAATGGACTCTAACGGCAATCCGACCGATGCTAAAGGTACGATTCCTAATAACAAGATTATTAATAACTTATTCGATGATTTAGTCGATCAAAAGACGAATTATCTCTTATCCAAGCCTATCGACGTTAAATCCGATACAGACTTAACCGACTTCTTTAATAAGAACTTCCAAAGGACTTTAAAAAACCTCGGTAAAGATGCTTATATCGGTACGATAGCTTACTTACATCCTTATATCGATAATAACGGTAACTTTAAATTAAAACGAATGAAGCCCGAATTCGTTATCCCCTTATGGCACGACGAGGAACACGATTCACTCGATGCTTTCATTTATTTCTATGAATTCGAAGTATATATGACACCTAAGACTAAAACTTCCTTCTATAAAGTCGAATATTACAAGCCAGAAGGTGTTACGTACTACGACTACATCAATGGAACGCTTCAACCAGATACGACTAAAGCATCTAAACCTTATATCCAAAGAAGTGGTCTTTCTTATAATTGGCAATCGGTCCCCTTAATCTGGTTCCGATCTAATTCAGAAGAAGTACCGTTACTCTCTAAGATAAAGCCATTACAAGACGCACTTAATCAGATGTTATCTAATTTTGCTAACGTAATGTCTCAAGACGTACATAATACGATCCTCGTTATTAAAGGTTATGACGGTGAAAACTTAGCTAACTTCCGAGAACAATTAGCACGATATGGAGCGATTAAGATTACGTCTTCTCCAGAATTCGAATCTGGCGTCGAAACACTTAATATCGAAGTTAACGCTTCTAACTATGAAACGATTATTAAGCTTCTTGAAAGAGCTATTATCACGAATGGTCGAGGCTTCGATGCTAAAGACGATCGTATGGCAAATAATCCTAATCAGATGAACATTAACTCTATGTACAGCGATATCGATCTCGATGCTAACGAAATGGAAACAGAATTCCAGGCATCACTCGAGCGCTTAGTAACGTTCATCAATGCATACCTTTCATTATCTAACAAACCTACATCTAACGATACAGTATTTATATTTAACAGAGACTTACCGTTAAACCAATCTGAATTAATAGATGCATGTCGTAACTCTGAAGGTATTATCTCCGAAGAAACTATCGTCGCTAACCATCCGTGGACTCTCGATACGAAAGAAGAGTTAGAACGTATTAAGAAAGAACGTAACGAGGTACTAAATAATGACGTACTGGGAACAACGCTTTCTTAATTTAAAAGAAGATGGCTTACATACAGCACAATCCTCTTACGAAGACCTTACTTCGATCTATGCGTATTCTTTAACTAAGTACGAAAACCAGATAGCTGGCTTCATACAACGATACGCTAATTCTAATAATCTTTCCCTTGCCGACGCTAAGAGACAGCTATCGGCACGAGAATTAAAAGATTTTAAGATAACGCTTAATCAATACATTAAGCTTGCACAACAAAAGAACCTATCCCCGAAACAAATAAAGCTTCTTGAAAACGCTTCATTACGGGCACGTTTGTCTCGCCTAGAAGAATTATGGATTCATACTTCACAGTTTGTCGAAATCTTAGCACAAGAACAGCATACCAATATTAACGATGCATTAAATAAAGTTTATAACTCGACTTACTACGAAGCCGCATATCTTACACAATCACTACAAGGGCAATATCAAACATTTAGACAGATCCCGAAGAAAGCTATTCAAGAAGCTATTAATACACCGTGGGGCAACGCCGACTTTTCACAACGGATCTGGGATCAACGAGATAAGCTAATCGTTAAATTACAACAAGAGATAACACGTTCCTTTATAGCTCAAGAACCGACAGAGCGTATTACAGAGCGTGTATCTCAAGCTTGTAACGTACAAATGTCGAATGCACGACGCTTAGTCGAAACAGAAGTAGCTTACGTTCAAGAATTAGCACTTAATAATACGTTTAAAGAATTAAACGTTAAACAATATCAGATATTAGCAACCCTCGATAAACATACATCGTCCGTATGCCGTCACCTCGATAAACATATCGTCGATCGTACCGACTTTAAGCCTGGTATTACGGCTCCACCGTTCCATCCTTATTGTCGTTCTACGATGATACCGTATGTACCGCTTAACTCAAGGGCATCAAGACCAGATACTAAGACGGAATATGTACCCGATATATCTTACGAGGAATGGCAAGCTACCTACCTAAAGTAGCGCCGCTAGATAACATTCATTCATTTATTTAACCCTTGTCTTTTTAAATACGCTATAGACGAAAAAGAATAACGTATTAAATCCTTTAAATAACTTGTGAGATGTTACTCACGAAAATAAAACGAATTCATTATAGGAGATTAACTAACAATGACAAAAGAAGAATTACTTGCACTTAATCTTACAGAAGAACAAGCAACAGCAATTATCGAGGATTATGGCAAAAACTATGTAACAAAGTCTCAATTTAACGAGAAGAACGAAAAATATAAGCAATTAAAATCCGAGATCGAAACGACACGTAGCGAAATTAATAAATTAACCGAATCTGAAACAGCTAATGAAACACTCAAAGCACAGATTAAAGAACTTCAAGATAAAGCCGCTGAACGTGATCTACAGTATGCACAACAAATTAAAGATATGCAAGTCGATAACGGTATTAATACCGCAATTCTTCAGTGCGGCGTTAAGAATCCGAAAATCTTAACATCTTTATTAAACAAACAAGCTATCGAATTAAAAGAAGACGGCACTATTACAGGCCTTACCGAACAAATCGAAGCTTTAAAAGAATCGGATCCTTACTTATTCGCCGAAGCTAAACCAGTCGGTGTCGTACCTGGTGAATCTAACGCTAACCCTAATCCTGGTATTACGAAAGAACAATTTAACAAAATGTCTTACAAGGATAGAGTAGCACTCCAAGAAAGCGACCCGGACCTTTACACTCAATTATCTAACTAATTATTTAACAATGGAGAACATTTAAACAATGGCTAACGAAACAAAACTCGCTAATCTTATTAATCCGCAAGTAATGCAAGATATGGTATCTGCTGGCTTGCCTAAAGCATTAAAATTTACACAATTCGCAGCATTAAACGAAGACCTTAAAGGTGTTCCTGGCGACACTATCACAATCCCGGTTTGGGCTTACATCGGTGCTGCTGAAGACGTTGCAGAAGGCGCAGAAGTATCTACTGTAACTATGTCCGCATCTACTAAATCTGTACAAATTAAAACAGCTGGTAAAGCTATTACATTGACAGATAAAGCAGTTAACTCTGGTTTGGGTGACCCTGTAGGCCAAGCTACTCATCAATTGTCTTTGTCCATGGCAGACAAAATCGATAACGATGTATTGGCAGCTTTGGGTACTACTACTTTGGCAGCTACTTCCACAAAAGTTATCTCCTATGAAGGCGTTGTAGCAGCTGTCGATAAATTGAACGAAGAAGGTAACACTGAAAAAGTTCTTTTCGTAGCTCCTAGTCAAGTAACTACTTTACGTTTGGATCCTAACTTCATCGATCGTAATAAATATAATGCCGACGTTATGATTAACGGTGAAATCGGTATGATCGCTGGCTGTCGTGTCGTTGCATCTCGTCGTATCGACGACTCCAAAGCTACTATCGATAACTTCATCGTATGCTTGTCCCCAGAAGTTGAAGACGGTACTCCAGCACTTCCAGCTGTTACTATCTATACTAAAGCTGAAGCTATGCTCGAAACTGAACGTCATGCAAAAGCATTGTCTACTGACGTTGTGGTATCTGCACATTATGCTGTAGGTTTGACTAACGAATCTAAAGTAGTAAAAGCAACTTTCAAAAAATAATAAGGGTTAAATAATCATGGATCAAATAAAAGAACTCATTCGGTTCACGACACATTTTAACGTGACCCCAGAATACGACAACGTTCTTCAATACATCTATGATACGGAACGGCAATTCCTTCTTAATATTCTTAACGAAGAAGAGTTGCCGTCCGAACTCTCTGGCCTGCTCGACAAAAGGGTAGCCGCAAGGTTTATCGATCATCATAAAGACATCATTCTTAAAGAAGCCGACTTACAACCTATTAAGCGGTTAAAGGAAGGCGATATGGAAATCGAATTCGACGGCGATAATACCTTACATTATTTAACTTCTCTCATTACTAAATGGACTTCCTTAGAAGGTACAGATATAACATGTTATCGCAAATTAAAATGGTAGCTCGTCAACACTTCGAGCGTCTTTATACAGATACATGTATTCTTACTGAACAAAGAAAGGCCATACAAGATCCTCAAACTGGCATAATTAAGAACGGCGAACTCGAAGCAATTAGTTACCCTTGTCGAGTTTCATTTAAGACTCTTCAATCTAACGATATCGTTAATAAGCTACCATCGGCTTCTCAGACCGTAGTCTTATTCATTTCGCCCGACGTCGAAATTAAGCCAGGTACCGATATCGAAGTGATACGTAACGGTCGACATTTCGCTTATACAGCTTCGTCTCAAGTTGCGTTATACGATACTCATCAAGAGATCCAATTAACGCTTAAGAGTAAACATAATGGCTAACGTAACAGTCGATCTTTCCGGTTTTGAAGAACTATTAAGGAAGACACAAGAGCTTCAAGATAACGTATCTTCATTAAACGAAAAGATCACCGATAACTTAGCACAACATTATTTGGCAGAAGCTATAGCGAATACTCCAGTCGGTCAGATACAAATATCACCAGACGGTAAATACCGTTCAGATTCGGAACATATGAGACGATCCTGGGAAGCAGAACGTATTAACGATAGTACCGTTAAAGTACTTAATTCAGCTTCCTATGCTTCGTATGTAAACGACGGCCACAGACAACGACCAGGACGTTTTATTCCCGTATTGGGTAAACGTCTTACTAAGTCGTTTGTTAAAGGCCTACGGATGCAAGAGAAGGCAGAAGCGGCTACAAGAAGAGCTTCAGATAAGATTATGAAGAACGCGCTCGACGACTACCTAACAACGTGGAGCAAATAATGAACTATATTAATGAAATCATCGACGGCATAGCTAAATCATTATTTAACTCTTTTAAATACCCGATTTATATAGACGAGATTAAATCAGATGCACAATTCCCGTGTTTCGTAATAGAGACACTTAATACTGAACAAACACATATTATGGATGTACGTTATCAAAGACGAAACGACTTCGATATTATGTTTTTTGTTTCTGACGATGATTATATCGAAGAACAGAAGGTACAGATTAATCCGATCACGGAAAGCTTGTATTTCGACCTCGAATACATAACACTCTCTGACGGATCCTTACTAAACGGTATCGATATGAGTCACCGTGTAACGGACGGCATCTTACATTTTAAAGTCTCGTATGAATACCATATCTTAAAAGTGTTAGATAAAGATCCTATGCTTATATTAAATCAAACTCAAGAGGTAACAGATAATGCCAAGAACAAAGAAAACTGATGAAGTAGTATTGGAGAACGAAGTAAGCGAAAATACTGCTCCAGTACCTACATTCTCTCCAGAAGTAATTATTTCTTCTGAAAGATTTAAACAACACGCCGACTTAATTGCCGCCGTAATCGAAGATCGTGAGTACAGCATCGAAGAAGTTGAAGCTTTACTACAAGATACTCTTAATAAACCCGTCATTGAAGTTTTCAATGATTAATTTTTTGAATAAAGGAGAACTACTCTATGGCATTAGGTGGCGGCTACTGGCTATTCCAAAACAAAACATTGCCAGGTGCTTATATCAATTTCGTATCCAAATTGAAACCATTCGCAGAAATCGTAGATCGCGGTTATGCTACAATGGCTCTTTCCTTAGACTGGGGCGAAACAGGCAAAATTATTCGTATCGAACAAGAAGAATTCCAAAAGGATTCCGTTAAAATCTTCGGTTACGACTATGCTCATGAAAAAATGAAAGGTCTACGTGACTTATTCATTAATACTAAAACTTTATATTTATATCGTTTGAATTCCGATGCAGTTAAAGCACAATCTACTATTGCTACTGCTAAGTGCGGTGGTGAACGTGGTAACGATATCGCAGTCGCAGTTACAGCCGATATCAACGATCCTTCCAAATTCGCAGTAACGACTTACCTTAAAACTGACGATGTCGTTAAGAAAGTCGACGAACAAACTGGTCTTTCTACACCTAAAGAACTCGTTAACAATGCATATGTAAAATTCAATGAAATGTCCGCATTTACAGCACAAGCAGCTACTTACCTTACTGGTGGTACTAACGGTACAGCTGTACAAGCTTCCGACTATCAGAAGTATATCGAATTGATCGAACCATTCTATTTCAATGTATTAGGTTATACTGGTTCCGATACTACAATTCAAAACTTGTTTATCGCATTCGCTAAACGTACTCGTGAAACTACTGGTCAAAAATTCCAAGTCGTGCTTTATAACAATACACGTGCTAACTACGAAGGCGTTATTTCCCTAGCTAACAAAGTTAACGATAGCGGTGCTGAACCTGGTGCTGGTGTTTACTGGTTAACTGGTGCAGAAGCATCTTGCCCGATCAATAAATCTTTGACTAATAAAATTTACGACGGTGAATATAACTTCAATGTTCAATATAAACAATATGAATTAGAACAGTTTATTAAAGGCGGCCAAATCGTATTCCACAACGTAGCCGATTCTGCATCTGGCAACGTAAAAGGTAACACTCGTTTGTTATCCGACGTTAATACATTCACCGAATTCTCTAAAGATCGCACTAAAGACTTCGCTCTCAACCAAGTTATTCGTGTACTCGATAATTCCGCATACGATGTAGCTCGATTATTTAACAATTACTACCTAGGCAAAACACCTAACGATAAAGATGGTCGTATTGCTCTCTGGAACGATATCGTTAAATTATTTGAAGACTATGCGAAAGTACGCGCCATTAAAGAATTCGAATCTAAAGACGTTCAAATCCCGACAGAGGGCGACGAAAAAGGTTCTGTAGTCGTTAACTACGAAATCAACCCTACAGTCGCTATGGATAAATTGTACGCTACTTGCTACGTTAAATAAGGAGTTAAATAATGGCAGATAAAGCTCAAACTATGTTAGCAAAAGACGTTATTCGTGCAGTCGAAGCTCGTGCTTACATGACTATTAACGGTAAACGTCGTTTGTTATTGAATGCTAAAAAAGTAACTATTAAAGTCGATAAGACCAAAGAAGAAGTTGCTATTTTAGGCCGTATCACTAAAGGCAATAAATCCACTGGTGCTAAAGGTACTGGTTCTATGACAGTATACGATAATACACCAATCTTTACTGAACTCATGATTGATTTCATGAATCACGGTAAAGACGTATACTTCGATCTTCAAGTTACTAACGAAGATTCCGATTCCGCAGCTGGTTCTCGTACAGTCGTTATTAAAGGTGTTAACATCGATAACTTCGACCTTACATTATGCGACGCTGACGGTAAATATTTGGAACAAGACGTAGACTTCACATTCGAAGGTCTTGAAATTCCAGAAAACTTTAAAGAATTAGACGGTATGCAAGCCTAATTCATAATATGTAAATCTTAGATAAGGGGCCTCATGGCTCCTTATTATTCTATATCAAGGAGATTAACCTCTATGGCAGATATCAAAAATATGTCCTTAAACGGATTCTTTAAATCTAACGCTAAATCTTTACCAGATCTTCGTGTCGTCGTATCTGAACGTTTTACCGATCAAGACGGTAATCCGATCGAATGGGTACTACATCCTATTAGTACCCGAAGGGTGGAAGAAATTACAAAACGTAATACTAAAACTACTATTAAAAACGGTAAGAAAGAATCTACTGTTAACGAAGAAAATCTTAACGCAGAACTCCTCGAAGCTGTCGTATTATATCCGTCTCTTAACGATGCCGAACTTCAAGATTCCTATGGTGTATCCTCCGCTAACGAATTGTTAGGTGCTATGTTGTACCCTGGCGAAACACAAGTATTAACAGCTGCATTGCAAGAAGTAATGGCTGGTAGTAAAGCTAACGATATCGACGAACTAAAAAACTAATAGAGGAGAATCCCGAGGCATATCTCTACCATAGGGCTCTCCAAGATTTACATATACGTCCGCTCGAATTAAATTCTATGGATGAACAAGAACGCAATTTTATTTTTGCTTCCCTTGCTATGAGAGAGAAAGAGCGGGCCCACATTTCTAAAGAATTAAAACGAAATAAATCAGGAGTAGAATATGTCTATGTTATCTAACACGATAAAGCTAAATAACGGTGTTTCTCCTGTTCTGAAAGATATAACTCAATCGGCTGGTTCTGCTTCGTCTAGTATGTCGAATTTTGCTCAACAAGTAACACATACTGGTAATGCTGCCAATAATGCACATGGCTCTTTATCTAACCTTAAAGCTATTTTCTTAGGTTCTTTAGGAGCTAATATAGCAGCTGCCGCTATTCAAAAAGTCGGTGATGCTATCGGTCATGTATTCGATGCAGCACAAGAGTTTGCCTCGATTCAAGCCAGACTCGGTTTAATAGTCGGTGAACAAGGGAATGTAGCAGCGTTAAATAAAGAGATTTATGAATCGGCCCGAAGATCTCGTACTGAATATGCTTCTATGGCTGAAACAGTAGCTACATTATCACAATCGGCTCACGATGCTTTCCCAGATCCTAAAGAAGCCGTAGATTTTGCTGAAAAAATTAATAAAGTAATGGCTATCGGTGGTACGACTGGCGAAAATAAAAAGAATGCTATGATCCAGTTAACACAAGGTTTAGCTTCTGGTCAGTTACAAGGCGATGAATTTAGAAGTATAGCTGAAAATGCTCCGATGATTGAAAACATCATAGCTAAAACTATGGGTGTTTCTCGTGGTGAATTAAAGAAACTAGCGTCCGAAGGTAAAGTTACAGCCGAAGTTATTAAGAAGGCTATGACAGATAATGCCGACGAAATTGAAGCAGCGTATCGTAAATTGCCACATACATTCGCTGACTGGGCTACCGATATTAAGTCGGTCGCAGAATATGCATTTGCTCCGTTATTCGATGCTGTTAATGACTTAGCTAATTCACCAGAATTCAGACAATTTGTCGATAGCATAGAAAATAATATCCAGTATATAGCGCCTATTATTAAAAATGTATTCAATGAAATATCGTATGCATTTAAGCAAGTATTGACAGTCGGCCAACAAGTATTTGGATGGCTACAAGAAAATGCATGGTTCGTACACGGTGCTTTATTTGCATTAGCTACCGTAGCTCTTGTATATGCTGCTAACTGGTTAGTGGCTACAGCTTCTACCGTAGCAGCTACCGTTGCTCAATGGTCTTTAAATGCTGCTATGTTAGCATGTCCGGCTACATGGGTAGCATTAGCTATTATGGCTATTATTGGTGCATTGTATCTTGTAATCGATATGTATAACGAATGGGCTGGTACTACGTATACAGTAGTCGGTGTCATTGCTGGTGTATTCGGTGCACTATGGGCTATTATCTATAATCAGATCGCTTATATCTGGAACGTCTTCATTATCTTCGCTAACTTCATATCCGACGTATTTAATAATCCGACTAAAGCAATACAAAATTTATTTAAACGCTTATGGAATAACTTAGTCGAATTTGCCGTACAAGGCATTAATGCAATGCTCGACGTTATGAAAAAAGTACCGTTCCTCAAAAGCTTATTAGATGGTGTCGGTAATGTCGTAGCCTCCAGATTCCAGGTACAAGTCGATGCTGGTGCATTTGACGACTATAAATTAGATTCTAAAAATATCTTAGGTACAGCTAGCGACTGGCAAAATGCTGGCGATAGTCTAGTTGGTAGGGTTAGCAATATCTTTAATCCTAGTCAACCGAATATCGATACTGATACACAAGATTCTAATAGCGATAAACGTGCAGCCGTTTCCGATGCTGCTAAAGATACAGCTAAGAATACGAAGAAGACTGCTAAGAATACCGAAAAAACAGCTAAAGCATTACAATTAACGGCCGACGAAATTAACACGTTACATAAAGGCATTATGAACGATGCTATTAAGTCCTGGTCTCAACGTACTATCCACTTAAACGTGACTAACAATAATAACATCGATTCTAACGTCGATTTCAATGCATTCAATACTAACTTCGCTGAAGGTTTATCTAACGCATTCTTACGTAATACCGGGGAGGCTTTATAATGTATTATTTCTATTTAGATAATTTACAAATACCGATCCCGCCTAAATCCCTCGATATCACAGTTAGCAATAAGAACGAAACAATCGACTTATTACAGACCGGTGAAGTAACGATCCCTAAACCGTTAGGTTTGACCGAATATTCCTTCGAGATACTATTACCGAACAGCAAATATCCGTTTAATCAGTCCATACTCGAGAAGAGTAAAAAAGCTGAATATTATGTTAAGAAGATAGTAAGTATGAAATCAGCCGGTAATCCGGTTAAATTTACCGTAGTCCGTATGAAGCCGAATGGCGAAATGTTAAGCATGGTAACGGAACGAGTTACGATCGAGGACCTCGAAACTAAAGAAGATCATGATTATGGCTTCGACGTGTATATGAGTATCAAGCTCCGTCAATGGAGAGATTACGGTACGAAGAAGCTCGTGATCGAAGAGAACAAGGACGGTACTGCTAGTGCATCTGTTAAGACAGAACGTCCGACCGATAAAGTACCCGATAAGGAGGTAAAATCTCCTAACGGTTTTAATAAAGCGACACTTCAGAGAATAGTGAAGCAACAATTCGGCGACACTAATAATTTATTTAAAATCGCCGCGTTAAATAAAATTGGAGTACCTTGTTATTTAGGTGCTACTCAAGCTCTTAGTATGTATAACGAAGGAAAGGGGACTGACGCATGGAAGAATTTAATTCTCAAAAAATAAATCATGCTCCTCTTCGTGTACGATATGAGTTAACAGTAATGCATAACCAAAAGGATGTGTACTTACTGGATCCAGAAGATGGGGTTACGTTAGATCGTAGCCCTGATCTGGCTCCGGCTAAATTAAGCTTTAAAGTATTTAAAGATAAGCTTTTGGATATACAAGAAGGCGACCTCGTTAACCTTAAAGTGAATAACGAACTCGTATTTGTAGGCTATATCTTCGAGAAGAAACGTTCTAAAGATAACTTCATCGAAGTAACGGCATACGATCAATGCCGGTATTTAAAATCTGAAGGCTATTACGTATTCGACGGTACTAAAACAGCTTCCGAGTTGATTAAAGCCTTAGCTGAAGACTTAGCTATTAAATTAGGCGATATTAGTAAGACCGTCCATAAGATTAAATACATCTACGACGGTAAAACGTATCAAGATATTATTCTCGATATGCTTAAACAGACTAGTATTTACTCTCCTAAGATTCCGGTTATGAAGCCTTTAAAGAAATCGACCGATAGTAACTTTACGGCTCCTAACGGTACATACTATGAGCAAAACGATATTAAATATCTTACCGATCACGGTTATAAACAAGAAGACGCCTTAGCCGAGTTAGCTAAGTCTCCTAAGTATAAAGTTAAAACATGGGATGCGACTCAGAATGCCAAAATGGCTCCTCCTAAACGAGATTCAGATTCTGATAAATTGGCTCCTAACGGTACGTATTATGAGAAGAATGATATTAAGTATTTAACCGATCATGGTTATACCGAAGAGGCGGCTATAGCAGAATTATCTAAATCCGATAAGTATAAGGCCAAAGAATCCGAGATGAAAGAACGTAAGCCTGTATTTGTAGCTTACGACGATAAAGGTTTACTTACCGTTAAAGAACTTAATGATATGGTAACCGATATCTTAATCGATTCTAGTCAAATCGGTGATTATGAATATACTTCATCTATCGAAAATACTTTTACTCAAGTCTTAGTCGTACGTGAAGCTAAAGCTACCGAGAACGGTAAGGAGACTAAGAAATTCTGGCGTACTGGTGCAGCTTATGCTAAGAACGAGACTCAGAAATGGGGCGTACTTCAAAAGGTATTTAAGCCCGATGATAAGAAGACTAACGCTATTGAGTATGCTAAGAATTTGCTCGATACCTTAGCACGAAAAACTCATACGTTACGCTTAAAAGACTGCTTAGGACATACTGAAATACGACCTGGTTCCGGTATCTGGTTAAACTTTAATATCGGTGATCAGATCATTAATGAATTAGTATACGTACAGGCCGTTACTCATAAGTTTAATAATAATAAACATTTAATGGATATGGATATTATTTACTTCGATAAACAACAGCCAGAAATTACGGTAGAAGATAGAGGCGACGAAGAAATTCGTAAGCGTATCCAAGCTATGAATAAAAAATCTGGCGGTGCTACCAAAGGTACTGGTACGACTGGTAACGCTACGAATGCTGCTGTTCAAGCCGGCATGGATTCTGTTGTCGGTACAGTATCTCCTTATGGCGATGTAGGCTGTGTCGACCGAGCAACAGCTGGTGGTTCCTATTATAATAGCGATTTAGCCGATGCTTATAATCAAGGTATTAAAGATGTACCGGGTCTCAAGACATTTATGAGTGGTCGAGGTTATGCTATTGAAAGCTATACCGGTTCTGCTAACCCTGGCGATATCCTTATCTATGATGGCGATGAACATGTCGTTATAGCCGACGGTGCTGGTGGCTGTGTCGGTAACAGTGTTAAAGCAGGATCTTGTATTCGTTATTCCGATGTTAACTATGCTTACCATAACGGTGTAGCTCCGACTCATATTATCAGAACAGGTGTTAAATAATGGACAATGATTTTAATAAAATACTAAGCATTATTAAGACGGCGGCCGTTACAGCAGTCGAAAATACGAAACCGGCTACGATGTTAATCGGTGTCGTCGTATCTGAAGCTCCACTACAAATAGCACTCGATTCTACGTTAATCATTCCAGAAGACCATATCATGTTAACTAAAAATACGTGTGAATGGACGATGGAAATGAGTGTCGATCATATCACCGAGAACCGAGCTGGTGGTGGCGGTTATGCAGAATATGCTAGCCATAACCATGAGTATAAAGGTCGTAAAAAGTACTTAGTACATAACGGTCTTAAAGTCGGTGATAAGGTATGGCTATTCCAAGAAA